ATATTCTTTAAATCCACCATTAATAAAATTATCATAATAATTCTGGAAAGTTTCTCTATTTCTAAATTGTTGAGTAGTAGCAGAACTTCCTTCAGTTGGTGTTGGTGTTGGTGTTGGTGTTGGCGTTGGTGTTTGTGTAGGTGTTGGAGTTGGAGTTGGTCTAGGTGTTGGAGTTGGAGTTGGAGTTGGTGTTGGTGTTGGAGTTGGAGTTGGAGTTGGAGTTGGTGTAGGTGTTGGTGTAGGTGTAGGTGTTGGTGTAGGTGCTGGTGTAGGTGTAGGTGTAGGTGTTGGAGTTGGAGTTGGTGTAGGTGCTGGTGTAGGTGTTGGAGTTGGAGTTGGAGTTGGAGTTGGAGTTGGTGCTGGTGCAGAAGTAGAACCTAACCCAACAGTAGAAGAAGATGGAAATGGTGGAACATCAACCATTTCATAATTTGAAGGGGGTAAATTACCAATTGGAATAAATATGGGTTGTTCATATTCGTCAGGTCCATATCTTTGAAAATTATTCATAATTTTTATATTAGGCATATTATCATTATCTCTATAAGTTGCTCCGCGAACAAAACGGGCATTATTTTTATTTTCAATAATCAAATTAATATAATCATTTATTAAATTATCTTCATTTTGTGGATTAGTATCAATTAATGTTTGTGTATTATCAAAATTTGCAGTTAAAAAACGAGATGCCATATTCTATAGATTATAATATAATTTATTTTGATTAATTTTGATTAGGTATAATTAGATAAACTTAATAATGCACTAGCACTTTCCTGATAAGATCGTTGTGGTTGAACAGGTCCATCTTGTTGTTGCAAAGGAATTGCAGAAGCTGGAATAGAAGAACCAACGCCATATCTTTGAAAATTATTATAAATTTCAATTTCTAATGGATTTTTAAGCATACTAGCTAAACCTCCACTATTATCACTTAATGAAGAAGAACCACCACCATTATAATAATTATTTATTTTTTCGACTAAATCAATATAGGCATTAATAATATTTTCTTTATTATCGGGAGTTTCAGCTATCATATCTCTAGCTTTTTTATATGCATTAATTAATCTTGGATCAGCAGCAGACATTATCTATTATTATAACATCTTTTTTTGTAATTCAGTTAAATACAATCCATGTAAATCATCAAATCCTCCTAATAATGAAGATGATAGTGATGAAGAACCTTGTTTTTTAGATGGAGAATATGTAGATGTTTGAAATAATAATAATTCTCCAGTATTTATATAATTATTAAGAGCATTTGAAACAAGGTTCATTTCAGTATCTGTTAAATGACTATCCCAAATCAGAATATAACTTAAAGCCCAATCACTATTTTGAGATGAATCAGAATTTTTATTAGTATTGATTGATAAAATGTTTGGTAATTTTTGACTATTTGTATAAGAATTATCAATAACTAAATCATAATTATTATTATTAATAAGAACATTATTTGGGGAATTGCTATTTTTAGCACAAGTAACAACCCATGAAGTTATTGGAGCAGTAGTAGGGACATATTTAGCAAATTCGAAACCATTATATTCGATGACACCTATTTTATTTTTATAATGACCATGATAAAATTGACGAGTATTATCAAAAGATTGAAGAATTTTATTATGATTTTTATTAGTGTTGTATCGAGTAACAGAACAAATTGTAAAATTTGAATTTATAGAATTTGCAGGAAATTTAACATAACTATCAATTCCACCAAAAATATATTTAAATTTTTCATCCATTCCTGAATTGACATTTGCCATATCTGTAATATCTTTGGTGTTATCTCCTAATAAATTTGGCAATACATTTGAAGTATTATTAAAATTAGCGGCATGATAAATAGCCCAAGGTTTTTTAACATTAAGAGGTGTATTTGTAAATGGAATATGTCTTACAACTCTATCTACACAAGAAATTAGATCTATTGGGTGATTTGAAAATAAAATAAAATCATCTTCTGAAGGATTTTTGAGATATGCAACTAATGATGTATAAACATTTCTTAACATACTATCAGGAAGTGCATTATTCCAGACAAATAGATGAGATAATGCCCAATCACTATTAAGAGAAGCAGTTCCAGATTTATTTATATTTAAATTGCCAATAATTGCCGGAATATCAGTATAATTATAAAAATTATAATTAGTATAATCATTTCCAATATATGCAATTCCCATTTTTTGATCTTCTTCAATACTATCATAGGCTACACAAGTAATGACCCAATCAGAATTTAAATTATTTTTGGAAGTATAGGAATTTGAAGTTGTTGAATTTTGAAAATCAATTACACCACTAATGCCATTATTATGTCCAAACGATGAAATCTTATTATTTGGATTAACAATATTAATAATTTTATTTTTATTATTTCCATTATATCTTGAAACAGAGCAAATTGTATATCTTGGAAATCTTATAATATCAGGGAAATCAATAAAACTATTAAGACCACCATAAATATAAGGAATTATTTGTCCATTTACATAATCTTGATTAAAAAAAACATTATTAATATTATTATTATTAACATCATAAGAGACATTATTAATTGATCTAATCTTAGTAACTTGATTTTTCAATCTGCATACATCAAATGCACGATAACCAGTTATAAAATTAGAGTTATTAAATATACTGTCCATACTTCTAATTAAATAAAAATAAAGTTTTTTTATATACTTTGAGGTGGTCTATTTTTATTTGAGGTGTTAGCATCTAAATATCTAGGGAAATTTTCAAAAACAACTATACAACTATCATAAGTTTGTTTATCAATACTATTAATATTAGTAAAAGTAGCTTTATAATCTATTTTATTATTATTGGCATAATTTTTACGACATACATCAAACATTTTACATTCTTTAGTATTTGCATTAATACCATTATCACCATCACATTTGCACCATAAATAAGCCTGATCAGCAGTATTTGTGCTTGTTAATGGAATATTGATTACATCTTGAGTAAATGAACTCATTTCAGGACTTGGCATTTTATTTACTAAAGTGCAAATACTACTTCTAGTAGTTTGAGGTTGATTATTTAAAAGTTTTGCATTTAAATTAATAACATTATTACTTGGTGTTGAAACTACTGCATCTTTTCCAGCTAAAATAGTTTCAAGATTTGCAGCTCTTAATAATATCGCATCAGCGGTTTCAGTAGTTGCTGGAACTACTGGTGCTGCTGGAGCAACTGAAGCTGGTTTTGTTGTTCCCGAAGCTGATGTTTCTGTTGCTGATGTTTTTGTAGTTGCTGATGTTGTTGTAGTTGTTGTGGTTGTTGGAGTTGTTGTGGTTATTTGTGCTCTTAGAAGATTAAGTGCATTTTGAGTTTCTTGAAAAATTAATGAAGATTTTACATTTTGAACTTTAGTTTTATCATCAACATTTAAAGATAGAGTATCAAAAAAAAGAGGTTCTCCTGAAGCTAAATAATTCATTAAATTATCAGAAACAATTTTTAAAACATCATTACTTAAAATAGTATCCCAAATTATAACATAACTCAATGCAAAATCTGATCTTTCTAATATAATATTAGTGTCATCTATTTTATTAATAGCTAATTGTAATGCACCAATTCCTCCAGTTTTTGTTCCAGATGCAACACCATTAATATAAACATTTCCAGGAACAGTTCCTCCACTAGTAGCGCAAGTAACGACCCAATCATTAGTATCTCCGGCAATTTGAAGAGTATTATCAGTTATATATTGATTATTATGAAATACTATTCCTCTTTTTCCAGATTGATGTCCATGTATCCAATCATTTGCAGGTGTAGCATTACGAGCAGTTAATATTCTTTTATTATTTGTATTTCCAGTATATCTAGTTATAGAACAGATAGTTGAGTTATATGGAATACTATTTGGACCCCATTCAACAACAGTAGAAGTATTACCTGAAATATAACTAATATTATTGGTTGCACCAAATCCTCCCGCAGTAGCTTTAATTAAAGGTCCAGTTATAACTGCATCACGATTAGTTCGATTAAATAAATCAGATAATTTATTATCATCTGAAACATTACCTGCAAAATAAGCTCCCCAAGGTTTAAAAGTCTCAATAACTGCTATAAAATTAACTAAAGATGATGTTCTTGAAGCAGGAACAGGAACACTTTGTGAAGAAACAGTTTCTGTGCTGCTTACAGTAGTAAGAACAGGGGCTAAATTTGAAGTTGAGGAAGAAGACGAAGTTGAAGATGATGGCAATGGAGAACTACCAACAGAACTTGTAGAAATGAGAGCATTAGGAACTGAAGGTGGTGTTTGTGTAGCACCTGGTTCTAAAGATGCATCATTAGCTGGTGTTGTTGTGGTTGTATCTGTAGTAGTAGTTGTTGCGGAAGTTGAACTCATTTTTAATTCAGAATAAAGATCATTAACTATTTTTGTATAGTCAGAATCAGGATCCGTAAATTTTTCAATATTTTTATTATAATAAAGATAAAAAACACCAATTGACATTATTAATATAAGTATAAGAATAATTATGAGTTTCATCATTTTCTATATATTAGAAAAATAAAAATTGTCAAAAAAGTATTTAAACACAAAAAATTAAATTCTTAAATAAATAATGAAAAATGTTTTAATAACAGGAGGCTATGGATTTATAGCCTCAAATTTATTAGTATTTCTTGTGAAAAAATATAAGAATATTAATTTTTATAATTATGATAAATTAATTTATTGTGCAAATAAAGATAATGTTAAGGAGATTGAGAGTGATTATAATTATAAGGCTACAATTAATGAACTACAAAATAAAGATTATTTATTAAATTATCTTCAAAAAAATAATATTGATACAGTTATGCATTTTGCGGCTCAAACTCATGTAGAATATAGTTTTGAAAATTCATTGGATTATACAAATGATAATATTTATGGAACTCATATATTATTAGAGTGTTGTCGTATTTATGGAAAAATAGATAAATTTATTCATATAAGCACAGATGAAGTTTATGGCGAATCGTTGTTAGATGATGATATGAAGAAAGATGAGAATAGCATTTTATATCCAACTAATCCATATGCAGCAACAAAAGCAGCTGCTGAAATGTTAGTTATCTCTTATTATAAATCATTTAAACTACCAATCATAATAATTCGAAGTAATAATATTTATGGTCCAAAACAATACATTGATAAAGTAATTCCTAAATTTATAATTCAATTATTAAATAATAAGAAATGCACATTACAAGGAAATGGCGAAAATGTGCGTTCCTTTTTATATATAGATGATATGGTCAATTGTTTAGAATTGATATTATTAAATGGAAAAATTGGAGAAATTTATAATATAGGATTAGGTGAAGAAATATCAATTATAAACTTAGCAAAGAAACTTATAAAGATAATTAAGAATGATAATGACAATGATGATAAATATCTGACATATATAAAGGACAGAGAGTTTAATGATAAGAGATATTATATATCAGATGAGAAGATTAAATTATTGGGATGGGAAAGAAAAATAAATTTGGATGAAGGATTATATAAAACTTTTAAATGGTTTTTAAATAGATAATGAAGATTTTTTTAATATTGCCTACTCAATTATTTGAGATGAATAATTATCTTAAAGAAATGGATAGAATAATTTTGATTGAAGATTTTATAACTAATCAGCATAAGCAAAAACTGGTTCTTCATCGTGCATCAATGAAATATTATTATCATAAATTACAGACAAAATATAAAAATAAGAAAATTGAATATATTAATTATGATAAAATAAATTATTCAAAATTATTATCATCTGAAAATGAGATTTATATGTTTGATCCAGTTGATATTCCAATAATTGAAAAACTTTCAAAATTTAAGATAACTATTATTGACACACCAGCATTTATAGAAACACGAAAAGATTTGGAAGAATATAGAAATAAATTTACAAATAAAAAGAATTATTATCATGATAGAAGTTTTTATAAATGGATGAGAAAGAAATTGAATTTGTTGATAGATGCTAAAGGAAATCCTATTGGAGATAAATGGAGTTTTGATAAAGAAAATAGAAATCCGTTTGATAAGAATTATAAGGAAGATAAGATAAAAACATATTCAAATGAATATTTAAAGGAGGCTAAAGAATATGTCAATAAGAATTTTAAAAATAATTTTGGAAATATTGATAAATTCTATTATCCAATATCATATGAAGAGACAATTGAACATTTAAAAGAATTTATAATAAAGAAATTTGAAACATTTGGAAAATATCAAGATGCTATTTCTAAAAAAGTAGTTTTTGGGTCTCATTCTGTTTTATCTCCGATGTTAAATATAGGTTTAATAACTCCTTCAATAATTATAAATGAAGTTATGAATTATTATCATCATTATCCAAATAATCTTGTTTCTGTTGAAGCATTTATAAGACAGCTCATTGGATGGCGAAGTTATGTAAGATTTATATATATATATCATGGAAAAGAAATGATGAAAATGAATTATTTAAACCACAAAAATAAACTTCCTAAATCTTGGTATAATAGTAATGAAAGTAATAATAATTATGAAATTACAATAATAAATGATATGATTGAAAAGGCTAGAGAATATGGATATTTACATCATATTGAGAGATTGATGGTTATGGGTAATTTTGCATTATTATTGCAGATAGATCCGGATGAGATATATCAATGGTTTATGACATGTTTTGTTGATGCTTATGAATGGGTGATGGTTCCTAATGTTTATGGAATGTCTCAATATTCTCTAACATCTATAAGCATGATGACAAGACCATATATATCATCTTCTAATTATATCAAAAAAATGAGTGATTATAAGAATGAGAAATGGTTCAATTTATGGGATGCTTTATATTGGTATTTTCTAATGACCCATAAAGAGACCTTAAATAAGATTTATGCATTAAAAGCACAAATCAATTTAATAAAAAGAATGGATAAAGAAAAGATTGATAATTATATAACAACAGCAAAGAAAATTTTAAATTAAATCATTAAATTTTTTGTTAATATCTTTTATAGCAATAATAACAGGTATTTTATCATTTCTTCCATTCATAATATTATCAATAATATAAAATGCTAATCTATTATTTCCATCAACAACAATCAATTGTTTATTTTCATCATCATATTCAAGAATAGTAGGAGGAAATAATTGAATATTATCTTTATTTTGAAAATAATAATAAATAGTTTCATTTGATACAAATGATTGTTCAGTTATTATAGGCAATGAAGACCCGCCTTTTTTGATATTACTTCTTGTTTTTCTTGTTTTTCTTGTTTTTCTTGTTTTTCTTGTTTTTCTTGTTTTTCTTTTTGTTTCTGGTTTATTTAATAAAAATAATGCCTTATTTATTTTATCTATATTAGAAGGATCATAATTTTTAATAAATAATTGAATGTATTTATTAAAACTTAAATTACTTTTAATAACATCTTGATTTGATAAAGATTTAATTTTAAGATTATGAAAATTAATATTCTTATAATCGATAAAAGTATAAATCATTCCAATAGAAGTCATTGCATAATCATCAAGTAATTGAAAAATGTTATAATTTTTTCTACTATGATAAATACTTATAGTTTCGATAATATGATTGAGATCATTCATATAAGTTATAGGAATTAAAAGAACATCAGAAGAAATATTTAAATTTTTAATAATTTTTTCATATAAATATTTAAATTTTGCGGGGATTATTTCAAGAATTTCTCTATTATCATTTGTTTCTAATTCATATACAAGTCTATTATATTCATCATTTGATAATGAATATTTATGACTGTCGCTATCTTTATTTTCAAAAATTCCATGATTATCTTCAAATATTTGTGTATTATTATTACAATCAAGCATATGAATATAATTATTTGACAGATCAGATAAAATAAACTTCAAACAAATATTCATATTAAATTCTATAAATAATAAAAAAAATAATAATTAGAATAATGCAGTTTTTAATAATTATTTTGCCTCTAATTATTGGCTTTTTAATTGGCTATTTTACGAAACCCGATGATTGGTATAAGAAACTTAAGAAACCGCAATTAATGCCTCCAGGTTATGTATTTTCAATTGCTTGGACTATATTATATATATTGATAGGAGTGTCTTATTATTTAGCCCTCAAAGATAAACCATTTGTTTATTGGATCATACCATTAATACATTTAATGATAAATTTCATATATACTCCGATAATGTTTAGATTTCATAGAATACTCGAATCGGCAGTAATTGTATTATTAACATTAATAACATTATTATTAGTTATGGTTTTATTTTATTCTTATAAGAAATATATTTCTGTCTATCTGTTGATACCCTATTTATTATGGTTATTATTTGCAAATTATTTAGGATGGTCTGTATATAACTTAAATAAAAACTTTTGATATATAAAGAAGAGTTTTAGATTTGAGGATGCGAAGCATAATGAAACATTCAAATGAAAAGGGAAGAGCCTCATCTCCTGAAAAAAGATTATCAATAAGTCCGGTATTAACTTATTATCATTATCATAATTATCAAAATGACAATGATGAAATTAAAAATGAAAAAGAAGACTTAATAAAAACAAAACTACATTTTAAAAAACAAAATTTTAAATTAAATTGTAAAAATGATATTGAATTTGAATATTATTAAAAAAAATTATTTTAGAAATAATCGAGATGCCTTTTCATTATTCATTTTAATTTTTGCATCAGTTTGTTTAATTCTTTCTAATCTTTCGTATTCTTCTCTTTCTTCTCTTTCTTTTTTAAATTCAAAATATTTTTTTTCTTTATCAGTTAAAGCTTTATTAAACTTGGAATTGCGATATAATTGATATTCCTCAACATCTTTAAAATTTTTAATTGAACAACTTTCTTCATCAACAAGGCGTGTATTAGAATGAGCAATTTTATAATCAGAATAAATAAGATTATTTTTTCCGCTTTTTTCAACACTACTGCTATAATCATCTGGTTTTTTACCGCCAATTTCAGTATAATTCATACTTTTAGCCAAAACAAGAGGTTCTGGATCTTTATATTTAATAATTTCATTTTTTTTAGGGACTGATGTATTTTTCATAAAAATAGAATTGAATGATTGATTATCAAATTTCTTTGATGAAAAAAGATTTTTATTTATATCTGATAAATCTTCTCTTTTTTTTGAACTTTCGGTCATAATATCACCATATCCAAAATCATTTTCTTCATCTTCAACACGACACATATCAAATTTTTTATTAAATTTATCATTAAAACTATCACCTCCAATTATAACAGGTTCAACTGCAATTTCTGTATTTTCATTAGAATAATAATCTTTAGCTTGTTTTTTCAATTCCAAAAAAGTTTTATTTGAATTTCTAGATTTATATTCTTCTGCTAATAATTTGAAACATTCTGTTACAAATTCAAAAATAAGTTTATTTCCACCTTCTTTGTCAGGATGAGTTAATAAAGCTGTTGTTTTATACGCATGTTTGAGTTGTTCGAATGTAAAATTCTTTGGAATTTCAAGAACTTCATAAGGATCTAATAATTCTAAATTAATTTTAGAAAAATCATAATTTTTATTTTTTTTAACTAAAGCTTTATAATATTGTTGATATGAATATTGTCTAGCCGAATTAGTATTCCCCATTATTATCATTATAATATAAAATATAATGATTTAGAACAACTCATTTTATTTGTAAAATAAGGATTGCCTACAATTCGGGCAATTTCTGTTTCCTCTATATCTAATGAATTTATAGAAGCATTTTTTATGAAAACAATGCTTACAATTTGTTAAATAAATCTCAATTTTATTATTAATAGGATCAAGACAAATACTGCATTCTTTTGCATCCGTTAAAATAGAATTTATAATTTCATTAATATGATATTGACTATTAATTTTATTATATAAAATATTACATAAATAAGGATATGCAAGTTCTCTATAAAAGATTTCTTCACTAGTAGTATCAACTCTTCCATTTGCTTTTTTAATGGCTTCAAAAATACTACTTTTAGAATGAGCATAAATAATTGTATTACAATAACTAATATCATAGGTTTCAATAATTTCACTGGCTTTTATACATGCTTCATTTTGCATTAATGTAATAATATTATTATTATTATTATTATTATTATCATGAATATTATTTTTGATATTATTAATAACAACATCAATATCTTTTGTTTTACATCCTTTAATTTTAATAGTTGCCATCATTTTTAATTTGAGAACAAAAATAAAAAAGAATAATCATTTTTTATAAATCATTAATAATGAATGTGTATTATCACCAGATGGAATAGATTGTGAAATAAATCCATAATATTCAGCAATTTTAATCATTGAAATATTATCAGGAGTTGTCATTAATGAAATGAATGATGATTTAAAATCTGAAGATTTACGAATAGCATATTCCAATAATGATTTTCCCATTTTTTTCATTCTATGTTCAGGATTAATAAACATTTCTTGAATATAAAATGTATCAATCTCTTTATCTGGGCTAAAATCAGTTTTAAATTTTCTATTTTCATTTACGACAATATAACCTTCAATTTTATCATCAATAAATAATCCAAAGATAATATTATGAATTATATTTTCAGGATTTTCTGGAATAATATCAAATGTTTCAAAGAAATTTATAAATAGTTTTGTTGCATCTTTCATATCATTTTCATCTAATAATCGAATATAAATATTATCATATAAATAATGCAAACTATTTTTAACTTTAATTTGAAATTCTTCTTTTTCTTTTTTATGAATTTCATTTAATTCATAATTTTTAATTGTTTCATATTTCTTAATAATAATATCAATTTCATTATTATTAAATCCATTTTCTATAATGTTAATATAACTTGGAATATCTGATGCTCCAAATCTTTTAATAACTTTATGATAGGCAGTATTTAAAGAAACTTTCCGAACATTTTTCTTCCAAAAATCAATATTATCAGATTTTACTCTAATATTTGTTAGCAAACAATTGAAACAATTCATTTTAATAGAAATTTACAAAAAGGAAATATCATTTTTTTTAAGTTTTTAGTTTTTTAAATGACAAAAATAACTTTTATCATTTTTTTTGACTTTTCAAATTAAATTGCTACGCGACAATTTGGGCAGGTAGAATATCTCCTAGCTGCTTTCCATCTTGTCAAACAATTACGATGAAAATAATGATTGCATCTGGTTATAGTCATTACGAAT